CCGTAGTCTGTTCGTCAATCTCAGCATGCGCTTGCGCTAACACTTCGTCATCAAGCACAAGGTCTGCCACTTTCTTATCAATCTCCCGCAGTAACGTCACGGATTTAACGCCAGACGCTCTAGCCTGCTGCAAGAATCGCAACTCAGATTCGTAATCTCGCAGATCGAACGAATCAGGGTAGCTAATCATCACCTCATGGGTAGTGTGGTTTTGCCAGTTACAGTAAAAGCCCCACAACTGCTCTTCAGCCAACTCTAAAATGTCGGCCTTCTCACTGAGCTTTGCGTTTAACATTTGAAATTCTGTTTGCAATGCTATGCCAGACTGCTTCACAGCTTCTGTACCGCGCACTGCGCCCATGTGAGCCATTCTATTGATGCACTCAATTTTGTCTTGTATGGACGCTCTGATAGCGTCTAGGTTGCCGCCAGAGGGTTGCATTTGATACGGCGTCAGCCCTGAGTCTAGGTCATCACTAACATTGATTATTGCGCCTGCCCCTGCGCTTGCGTCTGTGTCAAACGTCTTTACCAGCGTCGGGTGATTGCTAATGCGAATTAGTTGTTCAATTTCGCTTAATTCTTGGTAGATGGCTTTCTGCATATACGCGATATCACAAATGTCGCTGATGCCAATGCCTCTAACAATTGAGCGGTTAGCAGGCAAGTACACTGCCGGTATTTTGCCAATCGGGTTATCAATCTGATCGATCACCTGATGCTCTGCGCCGTCGTATCTTATGAGCTTAATTTCATCTGGCGTCCACTCTCTAAAGTGCGTGACCGTATGCGTGCCGTCAATTCGGTTTACAGACTCTCGGATCTTTAAGTACACAAGCTGATGCCTGCCTGATGCCTGCCGCTCCCACTTCCAATCATAAACATTTTCGGGCGTTATCAGCGTGACATACGGCCTGATCTCTTGCTCAAGCTCCTCTGCCCTTGTGCCAGCTTGTGAGCGCGGTTTGTCCATTAACAACCAGACATGCCCATAGACGCTAGACCAAATCTGCGCCTCCCGCATGAATGAATTAAAGCTCTGCCCGTCTAGGTTTGCGTCTCTAAGAAACTGCTCAAGCTCTGGCGAGCCTTCCATGCCAGCAAAGTTTCGGGTTGGCAATATGCGCCACAAAAACGACGAATAAATATGTATGACGTTCTTGCAGTGGTTGTCTAGCGGAGTTAGGCCAATACGTCGATCATACGCCTTTGTATCCTCATTAAGATACTTTGACAGATACGAGCCGTCTTGGTAATCCTGCCCGCCCATGTAACTGCGCAGATAAAACTCCCAGCGATCTACGTTATTCTCAAAGTCTGGGTGCTGATATTCAATGTCTACATTAATCATGTCCACCTCTGCGGAGGCTGTGCCGCGTGAGATTTTTTAATGGGGAATAAGTAATCAACAGCATATCCAAGCGCATCGTTCATGTGGTCAAACCCATCCTTTTCGGGCTGGCTTGTGCCTTCCTTGTAAACATGACGCTCTAATGACTCAATTACCTTTTTGCATTTAGGGTTAACGAACAGATGCCGTTTGCCGTCTTGCGACTTAAGCCGTGAATTAACAGCATTTATTCTGTCCCTTATAGCAGTATGCGCGTTCCTAACTTTTACGTTAAAACCGGCATTTTGCAAAATAGATAGATCAGTCCTGCCTCCTGCGCTGGTCTTGCGCTGGCGACAAGCTGGATCAGGGTATATTGTAACACTACTGTTTTTGTAACGCTCTTTGATCTCAGCAACCATTTCGTCAGTGTTACTGCCAAACATTACTATCTCATCTACAACGTAGAGCGTGTCGGCCTTTCTTACCATTACGACTGCTGACATAGGATCTAAGTTGAAATCCATTCCGATATGCAAAGGCTCACTAGCCTGTTGATAATTCTGCATTGACTCTTTGCGCTCAAATGCGTAATAAATGATTCCTGCATAGTTAACAAATTGCGCCTGATATTCTTGGTCAAACGTGCGCTGATCTAAATCATTACGGGCCGCTGTTATTTCTTCCGCTGGGACATGCCCGCCTTCTAAGGTTGTAAATTGAAATGACGCCCAACCATCGTCATCTAGCCCCTTCCCCCAAAGCTCATAGAAATGGTTGCGGCCTTTTGGCGTGCCGATAAATAGCGCCGATCCTTGCCTGTCGGATAGTGATGGCCTGATAACTTCATACCACGCCTCTTTGCGCATATCAGCAAACTCATCAAGCACGCAGAAATCTAGCGCCCTACCTCTGAGGTTGTCTGGCTTCTCTGCCCCCTTTAAGCTAATAACACTACCGTTAAGCAATCTGAGAGTGAGTGAGCTTTCGTTAGTTTTCTGTATGTATTCTTGCGGGATGCCTTTAATAAGCATTTCCCATGCGATTTCTTTTGCGGCTTTATACGTTGGCGCTACATACCAAACATTTTTGTCATTGCCAGCTAATGCCGCATTTAATATCTCTGCCGTGGATAAAAATGTCTTACCGAAACGTCTGCCAGCCACGCATACACGAAACCGCTCACTAGCTTTAAATATAACAGTTTGTGGTTTAGTCAGTATCATCAGGCGTCAGCTGTATAACAACTGGTGGCAACTCCTGCGCCTCTGGCACAGCCTCTCTCCAACCTGCCTGTGTCTTTAAGTAAAAGATTTGCGCTGTCGTGTTACCGTCTGTAGCACTTTGCAGTAACGATTGGCTTACCCGCCCTATTGCTTTTGCCCTTCCTTTTTTATATGCGGCAGAAACTTCCTCATCACGTTGCATTATTGCCCGAAATGTACGCGTAGGTATTCCAAGGTAGTCGCATATCTGATCTTGATTCAGGACTGCGGCTAAGGTTTCTACCTGCGCCATTTGCTCTGGCGTCAGCTCAGTGCGCGGTCTGCCCCCCTTACTCATTAAATGCCTCGCCAGTATCAGCGTGTACGGCTTTCTTGCCTGTATAGTCCTGCCAGCGCTTAATGATTACGTCGCAGTATTTAGGGTCAAGCTCCATTATATATGCGTCAATGCCATGCTTTTCCGCCGCAATCAGTGTTGACCCAGAGCCACCGAAAAAATCTGCAATCGTTCGCGTGCTCAAATTGAAACGCTTAATTATCCACTCCATTAAAGAAACAGGTTTCTGCGTGGGATGCACCCTATTAGTTTTTTCGCTTGCCTGCGTAAATTGTCGCACGACACTGCGGAAGTTAGCCCATGCCAGTTCGCAATCTGTTTGGTCGCTTTGCCCGTTGTTTTTATCCCATACGAGCCAGCACTCGCTGTCGGGTAAAGCACTGCAGTAATAATTTGCACCCCACCAAATTTGCTTGGCATTTGGGTATAGCGAATAAATGAGCGTGAATGCGTCTTTAGCTACTGTTGCATCATCATCACCCAAAATGTCGCCATCATAGTTTTTCGACAACACGGCTGACTTGCTTACTGCATTCATGCCATAGGGAGGGTCAGTGTGTATCAAGTCGATGTAATCACCCTGCGTCAGCTTTTCAATGTCATCAGGGTCAGTCGCACTGCCACACATAAGCCGATGATTGCCCAGTATCCAAACATCACCCTCTACCGTTCTAGGCTTCTCTGGTGCTTCTGGTACTGCATCCTCGTCGGTCAGCCCCTCTACCTGCTCAGGCTCTAGCAGATGCTCTAGCTCATTAGAGTCGAAGCCAATTAAATCCAAATCAAACTCTAGCTCTTGCAGGCGTTTAAGCTCCACCATCAGAACGTCGGTATCCCAGCCAGCATTTAAAGCCAGCTTATTGTCTGCTATGACATACGCTTTTTTTTGCGCTGGCGATAAGCCCTGCAAAACAATACAAGGAACCTCTGCAAGGCCGAGTGCTTTTGCCGCTAAAAGACGGCCATGGCCTGCAATTAGCGTTTGTTCATCATCAACCAAAAGCGGATTAGTAAAGCCAAATTGTTTAATGCTTGCCGCAATTTGTAGCACTTGGCTTTCGCTATGTGTGCGGCTATTCATTGCGTATGGGATAAGACTTTCAGTCTGCCTGTATTCTACTTTCAGTCCATCAGTGGCGCGTAAATCGGCAGTGCCCATAAAACTCCCCTTGTATACCCGTCTTGAATAATGCCAGTGCGTATATTTTCATAGCCAATAGGGTACGTTTCTACCGTCCCATCATCAAAGGCGACTAAATACGTGCCCTCATCCTTAGGCATAACAGCGATGTCATGCCATTCGATAACCACGGCCTGTTTTATGCACGCCATGGTTTTGTAACCCATTTTTTGCGCCAATTAGGGTTTTCATAGAGCGCCCATTGTTCGCCTGCTTCTTGCCTGCTTTTCACGATCCATAGCTTTTCTGTTTGCACTCCGAAGACCACAGCCGCTCTTGCTTCACGATATGTTAAGTCAAGATGTTGCGCTATATCTGAAACTGTAAATTTAATGAGACCCAACGATAATAGACGATCAAGGTTTTGTGGTGCTTTGGCCCGCACTGTCCTCATGCTGTACTCCAAAATTCACTGGCTGATATTTTTCCATACTTACAAAAAAAGCCCGCAACTGTAAAAGCTCGCGGGCCATCGCTATTTGCTTGTTAGGCGTTAGCGCTTTCCAGTGGTATTTACCGCTGACGAATTTCTCCAGCATATCTTGACTGACCTTCGCAGTCTCGTTGCTCATAGTTTGGATGCCCTCGCGTGCCTTGATGCCTTATCCAGCTGTCTACCATAGCGCAGTAATGAACATGCTCGCGCTCTGCTTCGTCGTAGTCACCTACGCCAGCCACGCCAAAGCCAACTAGCAAAATGGTTATACCGATAATTTCTTTCATTGTCTAGACTCCTCCCCATTCTATAACTTCGATTTTTATGTCCCCGTATACCTTACTGCATTGGTCAATGCTCATTTCTATAGCCCTGCTATTGCGGCGGCAGATCAGCTTTTCCTGCGGCTTTTTATCAGAAGCACGCGCCCAACGGACGCGCACTTTGAAAGGGCATGAGGCTTCTGCAGTTTTTATCAGCATGACGCGGCTTCCGCTTGCTTGAATACGCTAGCAGACTTGAGCGTTTTTTCTAGCCTTAGACGTTGGTGCATCATTGCCTGCGTAGGGTTTTTATACTGTTTTTCTTGATGCGAAACATAATGAGTCAGCACATTGTAAAGCGCGTAACCGTTATGCCCCATCTCATTAGCGTATTGCCGCCACAGTTTGATACATCGCTCTAAGCGGCTATTCTGGCGTTGCGCCTCAAGCTCTTGCTTAATTCCTAGAAATTCTTTGAATACGCGAATCGCTACTTCTTCATTGACTGGCACCAGCATCATTTGCGCCCAATAATTCTGAGCGTTTTGGAATTGCTGAATCATAGATATTACTGACTCAGCGCCAGCCTGCACGTCGAGGGCATTAGTGTGCGTTGAAGAATACGAACCTACAATGTGCCCAAGTATTTGCCCATTGAGGCACTTCATTCGCAAGCCGCCTGCTTTGGTAAGGTATCTCGTAGATCCGTCAAATGAGTTTAAGGCGCACAACTGTAATGACGTTTGAGAATCATCCCCATAGACACTTATAGACTCATTGGGGAATATGAAGTCAACCATTGCGCGAGCGCCGTTGGGCGTCTGCCGAACTTCAACTTGGGCACCTTCCGCATTTATGCCAGAAGCCTGAATGCTATTGCAGAAGCTAGAAAATATCTGTTCGTTTGTAACTACCTTGTAGCTGTCTGAAACAACGCTCATTACATCGTTCGTGCGCGTGTTGATTAAAGCCTTGCGCTTAGGAACTAGCTTGCCGCTTGCAGTGCGTAGCTCCTCTGACTCCACGTTAAACAACAATCCAGTGTTATCGATTTGGCTCATTAAATTTTCGTATACGGTCATGGTCGTTCTCCTTAGTCCCATTCTTTAAAGTTTTGCATTCTTTCGTTGCAGTCAAAGCCTGCGTAATACTCTGCTATTTGTGCGGCTGTCATGCGCTCCTCCGTAACGCGCTCGCCTTTGTATGTGCCTTCTGGATACCAATGCGGCTCTGGTCCCCGCCGGTAATAAGAATCAGCACTGCCCCTGTCGTATGGTGAACCGTGTTTTTTGTTCATCGCTTTCCCCTTGTGTTACTGGTTTAACGTGGTGCGTAACCACAAGAGCATTATCGCTCAATTGCAAAAAATAGCAACGAGTTAAATGCCTGGGAAAACAATCACTTACGCCCTCACGAACGCGGGGCGGTTAGATTTTTCTTATTTTTCTACTTTTTGTAGGCGTCTACGATTTGCGCGATAAAAGCAGACAGGTTAGGTCTGCGCTCTACAATAGATAAGTATTGATCGAGCGAGCAACCCTGCGCGTTTGCCATGTGGTTGAATACTTCTGGCACAGCTTCGGGGTTTTTTACCTGATGCTTTATGGCAAATACTTGCATCTTCTCTACTGGACACATAATGACCTCCAGATACGATGATGTTGTCAGTGTAGCATAACCTGCATGATGTTAGTTGTAAGAGACTAGCTCATGGTCTGGGTTAGATTCTTTGCGCTGATATTCCTCTCGGTAGTGCTTGGCGATTTCTTTTCGGATGGCATGTGTTGACTTAAAGATTTGGCGTGCTTTTTCTTTAAGCATTTCCATGTGGCCTTCCCCATAAACCGAAACAAGCCAATCACGAAATTCAATAGGTTGCTCTGTGAAGTAACGATGGTGGTAATGGCAAAGGGCTATGCAGTTATCCATAGACCAGCGCACTGATTTTAGTCTGCGCCCGTAAATATGTGCGGCCTCTAATGTTTCTGCCTTGCCGCAATAGACGCATTTGCCATCTCGCGCTCGCACCGCCTTGCTAAACCAGATATCTGCTTGATCTCTTTTAACCGCCATCTTTCGCGTGCTCTTTTGTAAATTTTCTTTCCCGCCCGATAGCTTTGTCGAAAAACTTGCACTTCAAACAAACCCAGCCGTGTAGTTTGCCTCCAATTTCTTCGAGGAAAATAGGGAATAGGTTAATGTTGCACTTCTGACATTTCTTCTGGAGTGAATTCAATGACTACATCTTCCACTGCTAATGCTTGTTGCCACGCCCCGCTAAACTCTTCGATTTCCATTGCGACAGTAACGCCTTCGGGAAACGTGTCTGTATATACAACTGTTTGTTTTTTATTTCCAATGTCTGTGATGCACCCGCCTATGGTGGCAGGATAAAACACGACTATGCCATTGTCTTTAGGCAGGGGGCAAGCAATGAGCATCATTTGCGCGGCCTCACTGTTATCCTTGACACTTCGCCTTCTATCTTATCGTAGGTTATGCACTTGGCACCGCGCTGACTTACGTAGCCGTGGGAGCTTGTGTAGTTATCGCGAGCGGCGAGGGTAGGATGTTGCTCTATAGTAGCGCCAGCGTCATCTAAAATGCGCTCATGGTGTAAATGTCCACAGTGTATGTAACAGTGCTGGCTCTCCCCCCATATTTTTCTAAATCGCGGCTCACTGGCAAATAGCTTTTGTAATTGCGCCATACGCATTTTATGCCCGTGATGAAAACCGAGCATAATTTCACCATGCTGGTAGGCGTAATATGGAAATTCGTTATCTATTACCTCTACGCGAGGATCATCTTGAAATCGATGTTTGATAAATTTACGCATCCATACACTGGAGGCTAAATCGTGGTTGCCTTCTGCCTGCACTACGACAACCTTACCAAACCTTTTCAGCATAAGATTAACGGCCTCCGTCATTACGCTGATAGCTAACTCTACTAGCTTGCTGTATCTATCATCGCCTGTGAGATGATGCCCAGAGGTAGGCGTTACCTGTACCAGCCCGTCCCAATGCAAAAAATCACCAAGCTGATTGAGTATTCCTGCCCCTGATTTTGGGCTACCGGAAATCATGTCATTTACTGCATTTAAAAAAACATCTCGTGCTATTTTTACGTCCCAATCATCGCCGTCTGAATCCTTCCACGCCTTCATGCCTAAGTGAAAGTCAGTAATAGTCAGCAGGGTTGCAAGATTTGCGTCTGTGTTGATAGGCGCTTTGGTTGGTTTAAATTTAGGCAATGCGTGGACAGAGTTGTTAATTGCCTCTAACAGTGCGTAATGCCTAGCCTCGTCATCTGCCTTGCTTTTGTACCAAGTCAGAACAGTGTTGCCGTCTGCGTCCTTTAGTTCTGAAGTGCCTGTGATCGCATAGTTTTTAGGGACTATTCCAGACCAACCGTGTTCTTCGCTATAACCTCTGCGGGCGGCTTTTTCTTTAACTGTTGATAGCACACCTTTGACTGCATCTCTGGTGCACCCCATTTCTTTTGCCGCTTGCCTTTGCGATATTCCATCTACCAAACAAAGGCTAACTATTTTGGCCTGCCTTTCTGTTGAACAGAACTGCTGTAGAGGATGCTCCATTGTGCCCCAGTTGCAAATGCCTATCCTAACGAGAATGCTATTTTACACTACTTTCCTAGCCTTACGTTGATGTCATATTTCTCTGCTAGAAGCTTAGAAAGGTACTCATAAACTTCATTTACCTGTTTTTTCGTAATAGCAGTTGTTGATTCTTTGCCGGTTAGAGCTTTCTGTATCGGCTTCCACATATACTCTTTTATCAATTCTTTTGTGGGCGATATTGGCACGCCTTCTTTAAGTACAGTTTTCATGTCTAGCCCTCGCGCCTCCATCTGCTTCGCAACCTCTCCGCAGTAAGCATGAATTCCATTATTTTGTTTTGTTGTTCGCGTGGGTTGAACAACCTTGAAACAAATGTCTTTGTTTTTATTTTTTTCTATATACGCAAGCAATGCTTTGCGGTGCGTTTCATTTCGGATGGACCATCCCTCACCGTCACTTTGCATAAACTCGCTCTCCCTTAAATGACATATAGCGCCCGTGCTCTTTTAGCATTTTTTCTCGGAAGGCAGGGCTGTTCATAAAGTCGTGGGTTATACAGTCAGTTGTATCCCAATCTCTCAAGCTAAACTTTTTTGCGCCAACAAGATCAGGGCTTCCACCCGTTCTATCTGCTCGGCTTAACCATGAGTTAACAAATCGCTTTACCCCTTTTGCCGTCTTGCGCTTGCTAGGGTTAGCCTCGCACCAGCAAGCCATTGCGTCTATCTCTCGATGCACATCTATATTTTGATACGCTCGTTGCCATTCAATTATATCGGCATCGGCTGGCTCCCAGTGCTTTCCGTCTTTAAGAATCATCTGCGCCTCCATACAAAGAATCGTAAACCTCACACTGTAAATTTTCTAATGCGGATACCCAGTCTTGCAAAGTATCTAGCTGGTCAATTGGGTGCATATCGAAAAACTCTGGATGCATAATAATGTCGCCATCAGGATCAAAGTATGAAGTTACCAAGTCGCCAATTTTCAACCTGACTATTACTTCCTTATCCGTCATTTCATCACCGTTAGCTTGTTAAGCCCTTCCGTAAGATTAGGGAAATACTCATCTAGGTTAGTAGCTGAGCGCTTATGGCTGGTCTGCTCTCGCAGTCTGAAAAACCCATCATGCTCTGGGTACTTTTTCATAAATGCCCTAGCGTAAAATGCTGGATGGTTATTGCCTACCTTAAACTGCGTAACGCCATCACCGCCTGCATCCTTCTCCCAACGTATTCTCTCAAATACCGCTTTCGCTGAATAATGCTTGTACCGACGCCGAATCATTTGAAATGTAAAATCGCAAAACAGTTCCCAAACTTCTGGATGTTTTTTGTGATATGCCTGCACTTGCTCTCGCATTTCTTCATATCTGGTTTTCATTTGCTTCCCCTTTGATAAACCATATAACCCTTTTTAAGTTACTAACGTAACCTAATTAAATATAAACTGCGTGACGCGCTATGTATACCGTATCGAATCTTGTCGTCTATTCCCGTTACCAGCACTCGGCACTGGGAGGCGCTTATTAGAGAGGGTCAACTCCGCTCCGAGGTTCTTCGGTTCCTCGGCCTAACGCCCGATATACTCTGAGGAGGAAACTAGCGCGAACGCCATTCCTTGTGATATTCTGAAGGTGTGGTGTTACTCCCCTTTCACCACACATAGGTCACTCCTAACCTATACAGCCCCGCCGCAAGGCGGGGTTTTTTTATTGCCCTATACCAACGAACTCATCTAAAGACATTTCAAAATGATTCGCAAGCTCTATCACGCGGCTCAACTTTAAATCCTCGCTGGACCTCCACCTAGATACCTGCACCGAGTGAACGCCAATCTTATCCGCTAGCATCTTGTTTGTAACCCTTTTGTCTGCCTGTGCCTTGCGCAGACTGCGGCCTACATTAAAATGGAATGTCATCTTCTGTAATCTCCTGTTGTGGTTGCGGCACAGAGTTATCTAATACCGCCTTTGCTTGAGTAATGCCTTGCTTGGCTTGCTGAGATTGCTTTTCGTCAGTGTTAAATAAGCTGACCTTGCCATCCCATTTGTCTCTTTGTATTGGCAACGCATTAAGCTGTAACCATACATCATCCCCTGATCGCCACATCGAGCCAATTTCTACCCAATCGTTTTTTTCCTCGCCCTTGGCGTTGGTGTATGGAATCTTTACCTTAGCCCTTTTAATTACCTTCATTGTTGCCTCCTAATTGTTCCTTCAAGGCTTTCGCCGTTTCTTTTTCAAACGCCGTTAAACGGGCGTTCATCTTCTGCTTAACTAAAGGCGTCATTTCGTCCCATAGTTGCGCAAACCCTTCTGCGTCTTGCCTTTCGATAACTCCCGACAATTGCATGTGGTATTCGGTAAGTATGGCCTCCGCTTTCTTTATTTCATCACCAAATTTGTTTTTAAACGCTACCTTGAAACCCGATGGGGCGTCATTGTAGACCCTACTTATAGCCTCCTCTGGCAAGCCCTCTACCCAGCGCATAAACTCTAATGGCTCGCCAGCTTCAATCTTCTGATTAGCTATATCGTAGTCAGAAACCTGCGGCACATCTTCCCCCGCGTAGATATACAAACCTAAGCCGTGCAGTGCAATAGCTTTTGCAAGACATCTTTGCATTGCCGTGTTGATAGAGAAACAACAAGGATTTTGTATTGGCTTGTTGCGGTTGTCCGTTACGGGCAGGTATGCCGTTCTTGTTATTTCATTCGCGGTTAGCTTACACCACACCATCATTGTGCCGTCGGCAAAAACGCTTGGCTCTGGCATTTCCCACGTGGCATCTGGGACGCGCTTTAGCAACTCCTGTACCGCATACGCCCAACTGAGATATGTAAATTGCCCTTTTTGTTCCGTGTACTCATTAACTACAACTTGCGATAACTCTCTAAATAAGCTCATACCTTTCCCCTTAAAAATGATCTAACACTAAATCTTGCACAACATCCCAGCAGTGCTCGCAATACTTATTGCTGTTGTCTTCCTGCTGGTATACCGCCCCTGAGACATGATCGTTACAGCTAGTACACCAATTCATTGCGATCCATTCTGGCGTGCCGTATTCCCTTAACACTACGGGCATGCCGTCATATTCGCTTTCGTGCTTAATAGCCATGAGTTTTGCTCTCATAGTCATCAGGCTCAAAAGGGTCATCTTCTACCGGCCCCTGCTCATTAGCATACTGACCGCCCTTTAAGACAGCCAATGACTGCTCCAATTGCTTTATAGACTCATCAAGCTCTTTTGTATCGAGCAAAGGAATTTCCGGAAACTCACGCGTTGTCATAATCTTCTACCTCCCAACATACGGCCTCATCATTAACTACTTTATGGCAATGCCCGTTTCCCACCCAGTAGCAGTCATGAATTTCAAGCTCATACTGGCTAACGTATTTGCTAGCGCCATGAACCTCATGATGCTCTACGTGTTTTTTTACGGTGTAGGTGGCGTCGATTTGCTGGCGCGGGACTAAAAGCGTAGCGTAATGAATCCCGCCGTGACCCTCCCAAGCCTCGTCGATGTCAGCACCTAAGTAGGTAGGCGCATCGTCTTCTATCGGGCCAATGGTTCTTACTGTTACTGCAAACATGATAACTCCCCTTATCAAGTTCCACGTGGAACATTGTCATTAAACTACATCTAGGGAGAGTATGAAACCTTTTTGTTATTTTTTTAATACGACCAGATAGTCGGATATGGGCGCTCGTAGTCCCAATCAAGATGGATGAAACGGCCTTCGCCCCTCTGATTAACGCCGACCCGTGGGCAACCATGCGCTAAAGCCACCTCTAAGAGCCTGTAAGCGCGATCACGGTCTACCCCTATATCTACGGCCTTGCCAGTTGCGTGCGCTCCTAGACGCGTTTTAGAGGCTTCTAATGGGTGGTTAGGACAGCGGTAGCCGCTGGTCACTGGCATGGGGCCGAATTCTCTGCGTATAGAGTTGAGAATCTTCAAAACATCATCGTCAAATTTGTATTCGCCGCAGTGCTGGCAGGCTAATTCTTGCTCAGAAAAGTAACTCATTTTTCTCTCTGAACGCCTTTGGCTTTTTCGTAGGTTCGCATTGCCCCAAGACCGAGCATTCCCATCAGGACGGGCATCATGGTCTGAAGGTCAACTAGCGGCACTTCAATATCTGACCCATTAAGGCGCAAAATAAGATTGCCGACAGGAGCAACAAGAAAGTTGCAAGCCATCCCCATAACGCAAACCCAGCCAACAGCCGGTCTCCAGCCTGCGACAAATAAGCTCTTATGTGCGGCCTCTGTCTGATTAACCGCCAACTGCGCTCTTGCGATTTCATGCGCGTGCCTCTCTGACATGGTGGCGATTTCATGGGCCAGCTTATTACGCTCATCAGCATCAGGAATAAACTTATCCAGAAGGCTAGATACAGGGCCGATTAAAAGATCAATCATGAGGCCATTGCCATTCGGGATCGTTTGTGGAAACGACAGTGCAGGAAGTTAAAAGCAAAGCCAGCAATATAGCTTTCACTTGTCTGCCTTTTTGTCGAGCTTCTCATCAATAGAGTCTAGCTTTTCCATAAGCCGCCGCATATCGTCCTTCCACTCCTCGCGCTTCAAGTATTCGCCCGCTACAGATACCTGTAAGGTGCCTACTTGATCATCAAGGTTTTTGATCGTATCCCACATGCTTTTGAGCACAAGCCCATATGCGCCAGCGGCTAATGAAATTATCGTATTGATTAAAGCCTGATCCATCACCGCCACACCTCATGCCAAGCCTGCTTCACAGCTTTCTTTGCTTTCCTAAAACGCATTCTAACATCTAGCCGAACGGTGTAGAGAAAACCATCAACACGGGTAACAGCAGTGCGGAGATCACCCCTAACACCAGCATATAATCTATGAATTTCCGATCTAAATTGCTCACGATCCATCCCAAGGGTTCCCGTCATTACAGCGGTCTTGCCACTCAAGCTCTTCAAATGACAATATGCCGGTTGGCTGGTAGTAATCGCACATGTCATACACGCCGTCATTTGTTACATCGCACTGCCTCTGCCACGTAATCATGTCAAAGGTAAGCCCCTCAGACCACGGTATATAGGTCTCACACCACTCAGGAGTACCTACACCGCCTTGTGCGCCAGTTTCGACAGGAACATAGTCGCGCTTGGTAGTTGGCAAAATTTTGGTTAGCTTCACATCACCCTTGCTGAAGTTGTGCATCTGATACAGCTTGGAGTAATTTGTGACATACACTTTTTCGTTAGGGTCTAGCGTGTACTGCAACCCGTCATCAAAAAGTATTACTGTCTGTGCTGTTGCGCCTAGCGCAAACAATGTAACCAGACTTGCTATTACGTTTTTCATGTTGCCCCCTGTATTAAGGATACAGTGCCAAAAATTATTGCTCCGCAGACTAACGCCGCTATTATCACAAGCGTTGAATCCATAATTAACCTTTGCTTCCTGCGCTGCTTGTAAATTACCTTTTCCCGCCTTGCCTTGATTTCCCTTCGGAGCGCTATCATTTCTTGATATGTCTCTGTGCCGTAAGCCCAGATAATCAATTCCCTGATCTGCTTTTCCTGCTCTTCTAGCTTCTTTTTGGCTATGACGCTATTAAGCGCCTGTTGCTCTACGGTCTCGCCTTCAAATAGCTTTTTAAATAGCGGCGGGTTTTCTGCTTCTTTCTCGGCCTGCCTAATATCTGAAGCAAACGAATACCAAGCACCCAGCTTTTGAGCTACAGCCTCAATCTCTGCCCCTCTCTCTACTAATGTCTGGATGCCCTTGAATGTAGTCGAGGCCATCGCAATAAGGGACAGCGGGTCCATTAGTCATCGCTTTCTTCTGGCTCTACCTGCGACTCCGCCTGCTCTTTAATCCTGACGATTAAGGGCCATGCGCCTGTCTTAGTAGGCAGATCGCCCAACACGCCAAGGATTGCGTTTACTTCTTCGACACTCAACTCTAGGTTTATCACCATGAAACTCCCGTTCCGTGGGTAGGATTAGCTTGCTCAGCAATCTGTGCGTCGATAGCGGCTTCAACAGCGGCAACCTGCTCGTCACCCATTGCGGCCTTAGCCCAGCCAACAGCCATTTCCTCAGTAACATCAGCCCACTCGACAAACGAGCCACTGGGAGCCTCAAGCCCTGCTGTGCCGTAGGATGAGCCAGAGTTGTCTCCGTCTTCCTTTGAACAGCGCCAGTGTACGGTAGTCACTACGTTGGTGTGACCGTCTTGTGATACGTTGTAATCCATTGCGGATACAGTCCAGTTAAACATAGTTTATTCTCCTTTAAGTGCCGCTACTTCGGCTTTTAAGTCTTGAATTTCTTTAATCATCATTGGGACTAGCTTGCTGTAATCAACGCCCCAGTGATCTTCTTCAGTCTCACCCTGTGATACTGCTTCTGGCGCAACCTCAACAAGTTCTTGTGCAATCATGCCGTAAGGTTGATGTGTCCCGTCGGCCTTCCAATCAAACGAACGTACACGGATAGCGTCAATGTTACCTGCTGGTGCGTCTACGATGTTTTCTTTGAGGCGCTGGTCTGAGGTCGTAACGTAAGTAGTTGCAGTGTCGCTATAGTCAATCCTCCCGACCTGAGTAGTGCCAAAATAAAATTTAACCGCCGCTGTACTGCCAGAGTATGTTTTACCAATACTAATCTGACCAATATTGCTTACTTCAGTTATAGTAACTCCAGCAACAGAAGACCCGCCCACGGGAGAAGTTGTACCAACCAGCAAGTTACCAGAGCTATCAATACGCATACGCTCTGTAGAGCCAGTGCTAAACGCCATTACGTTTGCACTTGCACCATCGGGGTCTACAGCTATTTTTGCTTTCTGTGCACCTGCTACGTCTTGGAAAAATATTTGCGTTCTAGCATTTACGCTGGACGATGATTGAAAAACCATTCCGGTATCGTCCGACTTAAGATGCAAAATACCGGCAGGACTTGAAGTACCAATACCAACATTACCAGAAGCATCAATACGCATACGTTCTGTGCCGGCGTTTTTAAATACCAAAGGAACCGCTGAGGCATATGTGTTTGCGTGGATTACCGCCTCAGAGGATGACGCGCTTAGCTCAATGGTTCCGCTTGTGCTTACGTCATCGCTAATACGGAAAATAGCGCCCGACCCTACTATTTGAGTTTTTACCGCAGGACTCGTAGTACCAATCCCAACATTGCCGGCGCTAGTAATACGCATGGCTTCTGATGGAGAAGAGCCTATATAGGTGGCAACCCCACCGCCAGATATTGCCTGAAAATTCGCTGTTTGGGTTCCGCTGTGTTGCAACTCAATTGAACCCGGATTTGAAGTACGATTAACAATAATGGTTGAACCGCTAGAGTTTGTTGCTCTAATGGCTCCTACAACATCCAGTGCATAACTCGGACTTGCAGTACGAATACCTACGTTACCGGAGCTATTAAGCGTCATGCCAATAGTCGGTGTTGAGCCATAAGCAAACAACAGGTTTTCACCACCACTGGCAAAGTTTGTACCGATTCTGTACTGAAGAGCATTGCTTGCGTCAGTAAAGTCTATGTTGTGGCCCTGCCCCGCACCGCCTTTTTGCAAAACAATTGAAGTGTAGCCACTAGAGTCAATGTGCAAACCAGTTCCAAGAAGTATTGATGGACTTGAAGTACCAATACCTACGTTACCAGAGCTATCTATACGCATACGCTCTGTCTGACTCGTAAAAAGCGCCATGCTATTGTCTGAATTATCATAACTAACACGCCCTACTGAGTCGCTGACGCTGTCTCCAAAGAGAACTTGGCAGGTATTGTCAGTGGTAGAGACTAAAGAAAATATAGCGTCTCCTGAATCGCTTAGAGTCAGAAGTCTTGAGGGACTCGTAGTGCCAATACCAACATTCTCACTAGAATCAATCGTAATCGCAGTGCTTGTGGCGTTATCGTCGATGCCTGTAGACGCAAAGCTAGTAATAGTCCCGCCTGAGATATCATCGCCAGTAAGCGCACGCGCTACCGCTTGATTGCTCGCGTTACCAATAAACACGTTTCCATCATTAAGATTAGGTGTGGCGTTTGTTCTACCCGCGCCACCGACCTTGATAGAACCGGCAGACGCATGGGATCGGACAACCATTCCGATATTCTGAATGAGTGAAGATTCGCCAGTAGGGGCAGAGTTGGTTAATGCTCCTGCTGTGGTAGAGACATAAACATTGTCGCCAGCACTAAAGCCAGACGTATTTAGGTTATACAGGGTTCCGAAAGTAACAACATTTACCGCCGCGTTTAGGTTTGCGGCATCCTCTGCCAAGCCATAGGCAGGCATCTTGTTCGCATCATCAGCATCAGCCTTTGATACAACAGGCGTATTACCTGATACACCAGAAACATAAACCACATCACCTTTAGATAATGCTTCGCCAGCCTGTGCCGCAAAAGTAACAGCACCGCCAATATCTGCCGGTGGAGTATAAGTAAATACACCTGTTGTGCTGTTATATGCTAGGGAGCCGTCACCACTCGGATCAGGCTCTGCGGCAACAGAAATATCGGTTAATTCAATCTTATCTGTTTGCAGATTGATAAAGTTAGTGTCTACCTCTGCATTAGTTAGGGGCGAACCTTTGACCGTTGCGCCACCGCCAGAAGTTTCGCGTGTTGTAATATCAGCCATGAGAATTAGCCCCTACTAAATTAAGATGCAGTTAAAGTAATCACCCAAGTGACTGACATTGTGTCATCAGCCGCCTTGTTGATCGCGGCAAAGACAACACGACACAACATCGTGCCAGCAGAAGAAGCATTAAAGATACCTGCCTCTGTAACCGCCCCAGTCGCGTCACCAGCCTCAAACGATGAGACATAGGTAATCGTATTGGTCGATACGGTTGTGCTGTCCAGCGCCTCTCTGGAGCCTAGAATAGACCCTAGATCGGTATCGCCAGCCGCCGCCGCAGTTGTGCCAGAGCCCAATGCCATGTGCGACATTACGGCCTCGCTGGTGCCTTCCATGCGGTCACAAATAAAATTAAGCCCTGCTGATACCACAAGGTTTTCTTCGTGCCGCTCCTCTTTGACGTTGCCATCCTTGTCTTTGACAGTGATGAACACGTCACCTTTCAACTTCAAACTATCTTCCATAATCCACCTCAGAAGTTTCTGGCTACTCCGACATAATCCTCTAAAAAGTAACTAATATCGCAGTAGTCTTGGTTTACGATGGTTCCAGAATCAGCTACAGAGCCGCCATCTGAGGCCACCTTGGTAAATTGTGCGGTTTGGTTCTCAGCAACACCGATCCCATCGCTTGTGTTCTTGAAAAAATCGGCGGTCTGGTCATCACCTACAGCGGCCCCATTGGAGTCATCTGTAGCGTTAATTGTATCAGATAGGGTTTTACCAATCGCGTAATTCTGCGTGTCGGTAAGCCCTGCGCTGTTTTGTAGATACTTACTAAAGTCGATTACATTGCTGTCTGTAAGCGCGGCGCTATCTGATAGATTCTTGCTAAGGCTTACAACGTGAACATCGGTAGAGCCTAGAGCATCGCTAAAACCTCCGGAAAACGCTACCGAATGCGCGTCTGTAATAGGTAGATTGTCTGAAAATGCTCTGCTAAATGCCTTGCTTACCGCGTCTGTCAGTGCCGCAGAATCGCTAGGATTCTTGCCGAATTGTGTAGTTTGATCGTCTGTAATTACACTGCCGTCTGATGCTGGCTTGCCAATAGACTTGACTGCACTGTCAGCAACAGATGATGCGTCTGTAAGCGCCTTCCCTACTGCCTTGCTATCTGAATCTGTAAGCCCGACAGCATCGCCAAACTGGCGAGCAATAACAAAATAACCAACTTGTATCGCATTGACTATTGCTCGTAACGACTGAACAACCGCTACAGGCCGAAAGCTCCTAGCGCCTTCAATATAATCTGCGGCAAAGTAAGCAGGATCGCAGTATTCGTGAGGATTGCCGCGCTTTAGCTTTGCTCTAAGGCTGGTAACTGTTGCCTTTATTTGTGGCACTAGAAATCCTCACGGATAACTATGTCCAGTTTCTCATACACGGTTTCTACAGTTGAGTCACTTAATGTTATTTCTACTTCGCCATCATAGTTACCAGCGGTAATAGTCGCTAGCTGGCCGCCACTCAACGAAAAAATTAAAACGCCATTTTCTAAATCATCACCTGCATTTTGTGCAGTCAGCGTAAATTCTAAAGTAGATTCGCCGCGCTTTCGCACTTTCAATAACGCGGAGCCACCGCTAACGTCTACCGGATAACCAGTATCTTCGCGGGTAATTGTTAGCTTGATCTGCGGCCCTGTATCACCTTGTACTAGATAAATTGTAGTCACCAGACAATAGCCTCCAGTTCCTCTTGAGTAGTTGCGGCGTCGATTTGCGCCCTTAACATTCTACCACGGTCATGGCACTCTTTAACGTGATCTGATAATGCTTTTCCAATCTGCCTAAACTCTGTGGCATTAAACGTTTGCGTAGTGTTATCTGCTAGTGTCCAGACCATGCTTATTGCATCATCAATAATTGCCGCCTGAACAGCGGCTTGTATACGCATCTGCGATATCTCATCGCACTGAAAGCTGTGCCCGTTCCAGTGAAATTCTCCGTGTTCTTGAGCTTGCCTATTAGCCTTGATAACTACCCATTTCGCGCTCCGTGCAAGCGCAATATCCAAGTCCCATGCGCCAGTTGCGTAATTGAACACATGCCCTTCTGATGGTTGCGCGCCCTTCTCTCTTACCTCGCCACTTGCTACATAATAATCGTCGAGGCTTCCATCGATAGAGTGCCTGACGTAATTTTTGCCCTGTAGCGCCAATTCGGTTGCGTTGCTTTGCTGGCTTAATATCTTGCCTTCACCATCATAAATTACGGCTACAAATCTCATTTCTTGCTACCCATAACGACCATTGTTCCGTTGTCCACTTTCCAATATCCGCCGCCTGTGGTTGTTGCGTTCGCTAAAACCTGCACGGCGTAGCTTTGCGTCTGAGCGCTGGGGGCTGGCAATTCGCCAATGCAGGTAAAAGCTACCCCTCTGCCCGGCCTGTCTAATCGGAACTCTTGCTGTCCTCGCGGGCTAGTGCCTCCTGACTTTGATACTCTCGCAAATACGCTTGCAGGCGTGGTAACTGTTCCTATAACGCCGTCTATGGATACAGAGCCAAAAACAAGCACCGACCCAACATCATTCCAGCCAGCGCCAAAATCAACAGTTATTACATGAGCATCTGCCCATGATGTTCCGATTGTAGTTCCTGTTGCAGAAAATGTTTGCCCATCTGGTACGGTAATTGCGTTATCGGCTACTTTTGCAGTCTCTACCTGTAAATCGCCAATCTTTGCCGTAGTAATAACTGCATCTGTAATTTGCGCGGCAGTAGTAATAATCCCTGCTGTAGCAAGCAACCCGCCTGTAATCGTGTTTGCAACGATCTTATTTCCGGTGATTGTGTTGCCCGCTATCTCTGTTGCGGTTACCGCGCCAGCCTCAATCTTTGCGGCGGTGATTGCGTCTGCGGCTATTTTTTCTGAAACAATAGAGCCAGCGGCAATTTCATTGGCAGATACAGCGCCAGCGGCAATCTTCGGTGTTGATATAGCATCATCTGATATTTGCGTGGTTGTGATTTGGCCTGTTAACTTTGCCGCGCTTATAGCCGCAAGCTGTGAGTCTGTTAGCTGTCCCGTAACATTTACCGCAGGCACAGCGGTAGTCCAAGCCGATCCTGTCCAGCGATATAGCTGATTATCAGTCGTAAGAAAAACAACTTGCCCTGTATAATCGCCAACCAAAGGCAAGCTAGAAACTACATCTACTTGCTTAACATTTGCGTTTGCAAATAGCGCCTCAACTCCGCTAGTAAATTCTCCAGTGTCTACAAATGTAGTTGTTCCGCTATCCGCATTGCTAAATGCAGATGCGTTTCCAGAATAATCTACTGCCTTGGCTTTGTAGAATTTAGTAGCGCCAAAGGTTAGCACTTGGTCTGTAAATGACTCGCCAGTAACTACGGCAATCTTGCTATAAACACCCCCCGATGTATCTGACCTATATATCTCAATTTCCTTCAAATCCCCATCTGCTGGGTTTGTCCATGTCACCATAATGGCTTTATAAGTGCCGCTTGCGGTGAGGCTGGTTGGCGCTGATGGCGCAGTAGTATCGCCCTGTATTGACAAGGCAGTAGTATTTGTAAGGTCGGTAGATTTAACGCCGATGGTATTTACAGCCCGCACTTTAATGCGGTATTCAACATTAGGCGTTCGTAATCCAATAATGAATATTTGAGTAAGCGTGGTTGTGTTAAAGATAGTGGTGTCAGGTTGCTCTACACCAGATGACAACTCAATAACTTCTACTTCATAAAACTCGATGAAGCCGTCTACCGAGGCAGTCCAGCTAATCTTGAGCGCGGGGATAACGCCACCGTCTTTTGCTAACTGCGTGGCTTCTGTTAAAACCAGATTCGTCGGTGGAGCTACTGTTGTGCCGTCGTTAACTGTCGGGTCACTAGGCAAATTAAACGCATCTTCATCTGAGCTTGCCGTCCAATCATAGACAGTTGTGTCGGTTTCTATTGCTTGAACATTAACGATGATTGCGCCATCGCCGCCTATTTTTAAGTCATAGCCTATTACCTCAAACGGCTTATTGGAATAACCCATTCGGCTATTTGTAATGCCTATGAAGTCGCCAGCCTTAAACTTTAGGCCAGCAAGATTTAACGGAACATTAATAAGAACCTGTTGGCGAGACTTTAAAAGTGCAATCTTTGCTAATCTTTGAGCGCGTATGTTATTAGTAACAAACGGCAACGGCATATCTAAATAAATAGGGTCGCCGTCAGCCGCCGCGTATGCAGATGAGATCTTTGCAGGGTAGTCTACTAGCGTGTAGTTTTTTTCTTCAGACAAAAACGTACCTTTGACAGCGTTATACATACTGCGCCGACTTTGCTTAGTCTGAATGCTAATTGCACCAACCATGTGCGATTCGTCTACGGTTATTGTTGGCGCGTAATACTTAGCCGCTTGAGCGAAATACTTGCCATCAACATAACCGATCCTGCCGCCCATACATGCAGTAAGAGCTTCTATATTCCCCTTAATAGCATTAGCAGTATCAATTACGCCATCGCAGTGATAGCGGGCATGTGTTCCACCAGCGTCTAATGCGATACTTTCATCGCAGACGTTTGCGGCTCCCGCCCACGCGGTGTAATCCATTTTTGTATATTGTTCGCCCAGCCCATAAAAGCCATTAGTGAAATAGTCATATAACGCTAAGGCAGGGTTTTGTGACCACTCCCATGTTGTAGTGTCATTTGTTCTATGGCTACCAGAACCTCCAGCGGTGCTGTCTTTGCGCGGGTCATATAACGGCTTGCCTTTAATGACTGCTGAAATGTTTGGCACGCCTTGCGGAAACTTTTTTCGATCTTCATCCCACGTTAACTTTACGCGCATATAAGCAATGCCATTTAATATATGCGTGTTGCCCCAAAATACACTTGCATTAGATAGCACAGTATCAGCGGCTGTTTGCGTTCCGTCATAAAACGCAAAATCTGCATAGCTCCCCCAATCACTTACAAAGCTACCGTTTTCGTATACTTTTTTGTCATTAAAATATACAGCTTCGTAGCCTTCTATTTCGTGACACGCGAAGCAAATAACTAGATAAAGGTCTTTGTTTTCATTTGAGTTAGAAATAAAAACTACTGAGCCGCCAACGCGCACTTTCCCATATATAACTTTTCTTGATGCTGTCGGCTCTCTAACCGTGCCAGTAACGCCTTTCATCATTGCGCCAAAATCTGGCTTAGGCATTAGCGCCCTAGAGATAACTGACAGCCCTGCGCCGATAGCAAACGCCGTAGCCGCCGCCGCGAATCCAAAAGCAGCAAAAGTGCCAGCCGCTATTGCCGCCGCCGCCGCGCCACCCATCGCCGCTAGTCCTGCTATAGCAGAAATTGCCATTTACTTAACCTTTAACTGCCAGAGATCTTCAACGTGTTCAAAGCCTATATGGTCTAGCACTAGGCCAAAGTCTTGCTTTTTCTTCACGTTGATATTGATTAGCGTGACGCCTTCTTTTGTAAGCTCTTCAACCGCATACTTAATAAGACGGATCCCCGCCGTGCCTTTACGTTGTGCTTTCTTTAAAAACAAAATATCGTTGTTAGCAAACAGATGTCTCATGTAGTGAATGCTTGGCATTACGATGCAAACAAAATAGCCGACTAGCTCGCCGTCTTTTCTAGCGGTATATACCCGCAAAGCGCCCTGCTCTGCCATTCGAGAATACGCATTCCAATTTGGTTCTAGCTTAATGTCATCCGTATGCAGAGCAATTTCTTTCCAATGCTCTTCTAAAAGCGGCTTAATTTCGTTTTTTACGCTGGCGTATGATTCATGTGCAAAGTTCATAGCAACCTCTTATGGCAAAAAGCTAGGTATTTCAATGGGCGGCGTGCCGTCGCCATAGGACATGGGGTTAGCGTTCTTATCACCCCAAACTATTTCTTTTTCTTGTATCTGAGAAACGTACTCTAGGCCGTCGTCGTTTGGGTATTCGATGCGCTGGTCATTATCGGTGTAGCGCCTTACCCGCGTTTTCTCAAATTCAATTAACCGATTCTCTACAGCGACCGAGATTGTTGCTGTTTCACCCGACTCGTTTATTGTCATCGTGTCCATGAATCCAGAGAAAATAATGGTAGGGCTAGATATTATATTGTCACTGGCATCCCAGCCTCCTAGCTTTACTAAAAGCTCACGCCCTTGATAGTCTTCTGTTTTCGCTTTCGCTAATAATGGATCACTAATCCCGCTTAGCTGAACAGTAATGCCGCTCGCCCTTAGCTCTACATTTTCCGAAACCGTTGAGATTGACAGCAAATTGCCAGCGCCGACATACGTTTTAGAGTCATATGATAAATTGCCAATGCCATTCCATAAGTACAGGTAGCTGGTTGGCGCATTAGAATCGAATAACGCTTCTACTAAAATCAACGGGCGAATGTCTGACGCAACCGCCATCGCCAGCATATCAACGGATAGACCCCTAGATGTAGACATTACAGCGCCTCAATACAAGCGAAACTAAATCCGTAGATGCTCGCCTCATTAATGCTCCAGCCAATTTCGTTAGACGCTAAACGCCATGTGCTAACCGGCAGGGTAAAATCTACAGCCGCGCTAGTGGCATCGGCTCTTAACGGCGGCATAATGTTAATCGTAGTGCTGTTCACTATTTCAGTAATAATGTGCAAGCGGTTGCTTAGGCTGAAATAATCACCAACTGCAAATGCTCCGCTAAACGCTTCTGTTACTTGCGTTGTGTTAGCCGTCCCCGTAATAGAGCCTGTAACGGAAACACTATGAAGCGGGTTGCCCATCGTAAAGATTTCTTTCATTCCTCTTAGACCAGCAAAAAACCCTTCGTATTCTTTAGCCTGAGCTTGAGTCATAGGCGGCAAAGTAACCTCTGCCTCCCACCTAACAGCGGGATGCGAAAAGACCTGCTGGTCATAAGTAAAAGGGGATTCAGTCATGGCAGTCACAGAGCGCAACCGCATGGTCATGCTTTGTATGCCTACCGTGGTCGGAAATGTAGCCATTACATACCCATCAATGCTTTACTGTAGCCGCCGCCTCGCATGCGCGAGTCAGCTACCGCCGCCTTTGCGCTTTCTGCAATTTGCGGCATTAAGTTAAGAACCTCTGCGCGTACTGTTTGTGCTACGCCTGTAGAGATGTTTATAGTCTGGTTAACTGTCGCACCGCCACCCATTCGCCCATTAGGAATTACCTGACCGCCTGTTGACGGGACGAAAAGCTCTGGCCCATTCTCACCTACTATCGCCGGCCTACCTGCTGATGCAGGGCCGCCAACAGCAAACGTAGCCGTAGAAGTACTGCCACCACCACCACCACCGCCACCACCGCCACCACCAATGCCGCCAACAAAGCCAGTAATCGCATCGAATAACGGCTTGGTAATATAGTACTGAACGAGCATTTTTATGAGTGAGTTGATAACGCTTCGTGCCATATCTTTAACAGCATCGGCAAAACTTTTAGCGCCTGTCACCGCATCAGTAAACGCCTGCGTAAACGTGCTCATCGCACCGCGAGTAAAGTTAGTTATAAGCTGGTCAAGCGTAGGCATTGCGTCGATAGCCATTTGCATGGCGCTTGCAATGTTTTGAAACAACGTAGGCGTTTCTTCTAACTCATCATTAAAGCTAGACTGCGCGTTAGTGCCTTCGCGTATAGCGTTCGCCATACCAACCAGCGTATTTGTATACCCGTCAACTGAGAGAGATAGCGCGCCAAACGTGTGGTCTATGGTTTCTAGGTTAAGGCCAAACAGCTCGATACTATTAAGACCTATAATGATTTTGTTAATAAACTCTATGACCTTATTACCAAAGTCAGAAATTGCGCGAGTTACTATATAAACGCCGTTTGTAATGTTAGACAGACCTATCAAAAAATCTGCAACGGCGTTTCGTGCAAATGTCTCCAGACTGCCTTGTGCATCAGAATTCGCCGCAATAAAGCCTGTCAGCATGTCCGTAACATGTTGTATGGCAGGAGCTAAAACTGCTACGAATTGATCGCGCACACCGGCAAGCACATAGGCTAATCTTGTAAATGCGTCCTGCGTTTGCTCTACGCCTGCAACTGCATTAGCTGACAGCAAGAAGCCTAGCGCCTCTGCCTCTTGGAATAGCTCGCGCATGGCATCTGAACCTTGGTTCAGCATTGTCACCATGCCTGCGCCTTCGCTATCGAATAGCTTAAACGCTACTCGTAGCTGTTGTGTGCCGCCGTTTACATTCTCAAAAGCATCAGCAAGCTCTAGCATCGCCTCAGAGAGCGGCAACTGCGCAAGAACCTTAGCATCCAGCCCTAGCTCTCTAATTACGCCTTGCGCCTCTCCGGTGCCTCTGGCGGCTTCTGCGGCTCTCCTAGAGAACCGTTGCAACGCCATATTAGCCTGCTCAACACTGAGGCCAGAAATCTCACTAGCAAACTGTAGTTTCTGAAGCTCTTTAGTTGTTGTGCCTATTCTGCTGGCGGTTTTAGCAAGCGCATCTGTAGAATTGACAGATTGCTTTATCAGCAAGCCCATTCCGGTAGCGGCACCAGCCGCCACTAAAGCCGTCCTCATGCTGAATGCGGCGGCGGTTACTGCCTTTAAAGAACTAGCAACGCCTCGCAATGCGGCCCTGCTATTATCGAGTGCCGAAATTGCTATTTTGATTGGTAGAGTTTCAGCCGCCATCTTTCTCACTCATAATCTTGAAGTAGGCGAGCCATTCGTAAAATTCCGATACCGAAATCTGCTCAACTTCTTCAATCGTTTTGTGTAACCGATCTGCCAAGGCTATGAGATTAAGCCTAAACGGATCGGCTAGAAGTTTTTTTCCGCAACCTCGGCAGACTCTATCTGCGCAAACATCTCTTCTGCAATCGCTGATATAACGGTTGTTTCTTCGCCCATTAGATCAATACGATCATCTGCCGCAGTAAATAGCTTGTCACCGCCTTCGTCCTCGGACTTCATTACGATCAAGTCAACCATTGAGGCTACAGTAGGCGACTCCAAAACTTTAGGATGCCGCTTCTGTAACTCGTTTAAGTCGTAACAGGTAATTGGCCTGCAATACATCTCAAACGGCTCGTTTTCCGACGAACCCCAAGCCGCTACGCTTATCTTGCGGCGTTCAATCGCGCGCCTGTTTCGTAACTCTTTTGCTAGTCCCATATACCTCCCCTTGCTTTGTTTATGCGGTTGCTTCTGTTACTGCCCCGCTGTTTTGTATAGAAAACGACGCTTCTGTCATGCCGTCAAACGCGGCAGAAATAGTCTTACCTGTAACAATACCGCTACCGTGGTAATACTTTTCGCCAGTGCCTGTGCCAGTGGGGTAAAGCTCCCAATACACTGTTGCTCTTTCGTCAAACTGCGCTTGGTCTGTAGAATCCCAATACACTTCTACAGAGACTGTACTGCTACCTAAGCCAGCCAAATATGTGCGGGCCGTGTCTCCCATTACTGACTTTTCGATTGTGTCAGCAGTAGAATCAAAGCTGTATGATCTCACTTCTGCAACTAACGCTTCTGAGCCATCTGTCTGATGGATCTTGAAAGCCCCACTACTTCCTGCTGTACTTGCCATGTTGTGTTCCTCTTACGTTGTGCCGCGAGTGTATGAATAAAGAATCTGTACCGAGATTATAACGCCGCCGACAGGCTCTATACTACCGTCATCAACTTCGATACTTGTTATTTGCGTATCAATAGCATTACCGCCTCTCTTTCGGTCAGCTTCTAATGCTTCCTCTACCGTCTCAATAATGGCGTTACGCGCAGTATCAATGTTTTTAGCCTTAACAAAGCAAACCAAATCATACTGAATGGTTGCCATCCTTTGAGATAAAGAGCCGCCGAGCGTACTGTCCTCACGATTCTCGTTAGCAGACGCAACTAGAATGGCAGGAAACTGCGCGTTACTGAGCTTATCGAAATCAAATGGCTCGCGGGTAACGTGCTTGATACGCAATGGCGTTGTAGCAGACTTTAGGACAGTGACAAGATTGTTAGCAATAGCCTCTCTAACGCTCACGGGTCAACCTCCTAAAATACACTTGCTGTATTCGGGTAAGTTCTTTTTTAGATAAATCAAAAAACCTTCTAGTGCGATTATTAAACGCGGCTTTTCTTGCCTCTTCGCTTCTGCTAAAAAACAACACGCCTTCGTTTTTGGTGGCGGTAGCTTTCATGCTGGCCATCATCCTGCCGCTAAACATAAGGTCTGGCGTGGTAGACCGGCCTTTCTTTGACCTAAAGGCGGCGTAAGTTTTGCTGTACGCTTTAAATGGTGTTCCATTTACATCAACGCCTTTTGCCGTGCGCGTCTTTATAATCGTTTGCGCTTGTAGTATTGCCGCCGTCATTGCAGGCTTTTTGTTCTGCTGATAACGACGAATCATCGCGTCAAGCCGTTTTCGTGTTGCCGGCGAATTGTCGGTTATGGAAAACTGCATTACCGATCTAGCCTATTAGTAGGCAAGGGCGTTTTTTCGCCGTCATCTACAGAGCCATCGCCGTCTGAGTCGTATTCAACGCCATCAGCAAATACCGCTTCTAGTTCCTCGCCATAACGATTACGGTAGAAGTCTATCATTTCCAGAAACCGGTCATTGTCTATCCAGTTTGTGAGCTTAGGCAGTGCGTACTTCCACAAGACAAGATAGCTATTTGATTTTGTCCACTGGCTATCCGTCAGCTTCGTAGCGTCCATCTCGCCAGCAATACCACGGCGATGCCACCAGCGGTTTCTAATCTCGCGGGTTAGCTCTGCCTCTGCGGTAGCGTGCTCATCAATAAAGTTATCAATGCCAAAGTCTAAAATATCTGGCACGATCTCTTGTAAGTTGTAATCAGTAGAAAATGCCATCAGTTCACCATTTTACTTTCGCGGCCCAGTAGATCTTATCTAAGACCCCTGCGCCTTTTAGTGTTCCAGCATGTCGGGCATACCACGCCCTTCGCATTGCTTTATCTCGCGCACTTTCGCCAGCTTTAGGCGGGTACGTCTTTGCGCCCTTAGCGCCAAAGCGCAAGAGCTTTATTACATCGTCTTTTTTTGCAAGTACTGCGTGACTGCTTGAAGGATGATTTGGCGTGCGCTTCGGCACGTTGTAATCCTCAAAACGCTCACCGCGATATACAATAGCCATAAGGGAAAGCGCCCCGAAGGGCGCGAGTACCTTAAAGAGCCGCGTCAAACAGCATTTCAACGCCATAAGAGTCATCAAGCTCACCTACGCCATAAACGGCAGTAGCGTTAAGCTCAAAGGCTCTAAGTGACGCATCACGCTGAGTCTCGATGTTGAAGTCCTTTTTCATCGCAATGGCTACGGCTTCGGGTGCAAATACAGCGCCCTTAGCATCGTCAGAGCCATCTACGGTGAGGTTTGCAGACTCGTAAATGTTGACGCCAGCAATCGTGCCTACATAGCCAGTGCGCATAGCCTCATTCTGCAAATCACCGCCATTCGGGTTTGCAAACGTGTTGGTCATATTTGCCTTGAGTTGATAGGCTTGGAACGGATGCAATACCGCCGAGTATTGACCCGGTGCTTTTGCCGCCTTGAGAGTAGCCGCCGCTTTAAAGATGTCAGCCGCAGTGATCTCTGTGCCAGCCGCTCCGAGCGCAGTGCTGAAGCCGTCAAACAAAGCGATCAGGTCGGTGTCGATCTTAGTAGCAATAGCGTTACCCAAGACAGTGCCAAGCTCTGCCGCAGGATTGCCAGCGCCCATAGCCGCCATGTCAGTCAGCGTTACCAATGCGCCAACCTCACCAACGGTGATAGTAACGCTTGATGTAGATACAGCCGTGTTAGACATATCTGTACCTTCAGTCAGGCCAGCGGCACTAATTGCAGGGTACTTAGGCACCTGTACGGTTTTACCCGCTACATTGCCAATGTCGTAACGAGTTACCAGCCCAAGCATGATGGACTGCTCTTCTGCGGTGAATCGTGCTTGCAAGATAATATTTGCAAACAGATCATCTAAAGTGGTTGAAGTTGTTTCGTTAGCCATTTCTGGATTCCTCTAACAATAAATTAAGTCATCGGGCGGCTTCGCGCATCTTCTGCTCACGAAATAGCCGCATACCTTCGTCGCCTTTTTCCAGCATATCCGAGTAACTTAAAGGCTTGCTCGTAGAACCTCCAGCCGCTCCGCTTGATCCTGAGCCGCCTGCTGACGCCTTCACAAAATGCGGATTAGCCGTTAAAAACTCTGAAACCAGTTCATCAACCGATAACAGATTACCTGAGTCGTTATATCTAGGCGTCCCGTTCTTATCGAATACTTCGACTGTGTTATCTTCAGATAACGTAACGGAGCTTCGTAATAACGCACTCACTTGATCGGGCGAAACAGCATTAAGCCTAGATGCCGCTGTCAACAATGCCCCGTCAACTAGCGTGCGCTCTAACTGGCTTTTAAGTGCCGACTCCCTTTCATTGTGGTTGTCTGACATTTGCTTGATGATGGCCTCATAATCACCGCGCTGTTTCTGTTCTTCCATTTGCGCTTTTTCACGCTGGGTTAACAGATCACGCACTTCATTGAGATCAATACCTTCTAGCTTCTTTTCAAATTGCCGCTGTTGGCGAGCAATGCGATCAGCAACTATTCGGTCAACTTCATCTTGCGAAAACGTCTTAACGTCCTGAGTTTCTACAGTTTCCTGCTCTACGGCCTCAGTTACCGCTTCTTCCATGATTTCATCGCTCATGTAACGAACCTCCTACGAGTGCATTTATTTTAACAAATTAACGGGACTTTTTCTTTTTCTTCTTTTTCTTACTATCGTGATATGGCATAAATACCTCACTCAAATTCTGCTGACCAATGGTGCCGACAATTAAACCCGCCACCAACTACAAACGGGCTACCTTCGCGTTTGCCTTTCCAAGAGCCTTCCCACGCCTTCCTGATTTCATCTAGCGTTAGCGTGCGGTTAACATACTTATCGCAATGATCCCGCGTAACTTCATCATCAGGGCCAATATATACAAACCTCTCTGCGCCAGCCTCTAGCGCCATATTCGCATTTATTGCTCTGTCGAAATCCATTAGCCCGTCGTGTACGGCTTGCCGAGCATAACGCGCAAGGTCTGACTGTACACTACTCTGCACAATGCTAACAGCATCCGCAAAGGTTTGCCCCGTTAGCGTAGCCTCGTATATCTGCTTGTTTACGGCTTCTAAAAATTCATCGCCTAACGCCGAATAACCGTTATACGTTATTTGCTGAAGCTGTCTTAATACGCCTTGATCTAAATTAACAAATTCCGAAAATGTGCCCAGTAGTGCCTGCGCTTCTTCCGCAACCTCTGCATACTCTGATACAAACGAATCAACCACAGCAAGATAACGCGCATCTATTGCCTGCCTAATTTGTGTACGGGCTTGCACTGCCCACTCTAAATCAAACAACTGCCCATCAC